GCAACACAGCCGGCCTCAACTTCGTCAACCGGTCGCGTGTGATTGTTCCACGCCATTTCAAGCGATTCCCATAGGCCGGCCATGGCCATATCCATCCAGCGCGGATCAAGCGGTGGCCTGTAAAAACCGCCCTCGTCAAGGAGTGCAAAACAAAGGAGCAGGCAGTCTGCAGCCTTTCCATTCTCTGGATTGGCACCAAACTCGTGCTTCAGGCCAAGGTACTGATGCAAGCTCATACGGAAATCGAGCCGGTGGTTGGAAGCGCTCCCACGAGCGACTGAGACAATGGCCTACCGCCAACCGTAGCATTAACAGTGTCAAGAGGGCTTGACAACTGAAGAACTGATTGCCCAGGTTTACCGATCTCAACGCTGCCCTCTACCCTGCACGCCCATAAAACTCTTGTAAGCTGCGTAAGCTCTTCATCTGTCACTGTGTCCACTTCAACAGAGGTAACTTCAACCAGCCACTTATTGGAGTCTGCTTGCCAGAAAATGTTTTGTGCGATCGTGTTGGCAGGACAGACAATTGCTCCGCGACTTCTTTCGCCGCCTTGCTTGCCGCCGCCACCTGCAACCCCTAGTGGCGCAAAGTCGTATTCAACCTCTGCGTAGGTTCGCCTTTCGTTGATGTAGTAGTTCTGGTATGCGTAAGGAAGATATGGCCCTCCCCCACGCTCCTTGAACCTGATGTAGCTGACAATTGCAAACTCACCCTTCACCGATCAGAGCCCCAGACGCTTGCGTGTCTTCATGCTATCAGCAAGTTCGCGAATTGTCTGGTTTCTGGCCATCTTAGCGGTCCGCATGTTGGACGCCTCAAGCTGCTCGGGTGTGACGAAATCATATTCGTTGACACGAGTGGTTTCGTACTTAATCGGAGGCAGCTCTTTCGGATTTGACGTAATCCGCTCTAGCCTGTCAATTTCGCGTGTGCTCTCGCTGCGCTGATACGGAACGGCTCGCCCGTAATTGCCGGTGTAGATGGTCTCGCCATCTTGCATTTCGCTGCTTTCGGAGCTGCTTGATGCACGGCGGGCGTAACGACCAATCGGAGGCGCATCAGATTCCGTGTCATCCATGCCCGGGATGTACAGCTCATCAGCAGGTACCACAGTGCCGTTGGCGCCCATCCTGATGACCTCTGGCCCCTGCTCACCGACGAGGTAGTCCATGCCCTCGTAGACAGGGCCGCCAAGGGCTCTGGCGCCGCCTGGGACACCGGTCAACTGGGGCATCATGAAGTTGCTGGCAGTGGCAGATGGAGCCTTTCTGCCGAACAGACCAGACAGCGGACCACCCGTGCCGAACATGCCCGTGATTGAGCTGATAGAGCCGAAGATGGAAGCGGCACCCATCAGGGTGTTGTAAGCGCCACCCTTGCGGATCATCTGAGCGCCGCCGATCCCCATTGCAATGCCGCTAATTGCCTGAAGCCCGGTGCCAACGATCTGCTGAAACTTGGTAACGGAATCGGTGGTTTTAGTAGCAAATTCGGACATGCTTTCGCCGAAACCAGTAAAGCCATCGACTGTTTTTCTTACAATCTCGTCAAGGTTGCCAAGTGACTCAGCCGCTTGATTGGCGGCTGGCGTAACAGGCGACTGCTGCTGTTGTTCAACGAGGGGGTCAACGCCAAGCTTGATGGTCTGACCAGGAACAGGCGGGCCAGGCTGCATCTGGGACGCGGGGATTGGGTAGGCCTGGCTTGGACCCTTAAGGCCAGATGCCATCAAGGCCGGAGCATCAACGATGCTGACAGGGGCTGGCTGATTGGTGTTGTCAGTCAGCCTGGGCTGGCGAATCAATGATCCCGGAGACTGCATGGGATCAAGCAACATGCTGGGACCCTTGCGATTTGTGGCTTCCGGTTGCCTTACGGAAGATGGAAATGCTGCGGGACCGTGCTGTCGCTTCAGGTATTCGATGTATCCGAGGAAGGCATCGAGTCCAGTTTGAGCAAGCTCGTCAACTATGGCTCCCGCAACAAATCCAGGTGTAGCAGCAGCAAATCTCCCCTTGTTGAGCGAGACTGTCGTTCTGCGGGAATTCGGGATATTAACATCCCCCATACCCTGAACATAGTCGCTGTTATCAATTGCCCCCTGCGACCATCCCATGATCACATCGGACACAGGACGCCTATCCTTGTACTCTCCCTCTGCTGTTCTCCATTTGCGGCCCTTGCCAGGAACTGTAATCCAGCCAGGTGTGTAACGACCGTTGGCCATCTCTGGTGATTCACCGAGGCCCCACGCGCCACCCTGATCAGCCGCATTCATCCAGGGAGCGTCAACAACGTTGACATCAATGGGCCGCCCATTGCCACCAAGTAAATCAGCCGGAATCAGCTTGCGCCGGACGGGGGGAGGTGGCGCCGGCTCAGCAACAAGAGGTGAGCCGGGAACCAGGAAGCCAGAGTTTGCAGCAGTAGTCGAAGACTGTCCGGCCAGTTGCTGACGGACCAGTGGCAGCAGGTCCCTGATGGTGACACTTCCCCTGTTTCCAGCTATTCCGTCATATGCGCCGCCCCCCTTGGCGGACTTCAGCCCAGCCCACTCAAGCAGTGCATCTTTTTCGGCGGCGTCAATATCATTGCTTTTACCGGATAGATAACTGGACAGAGCAGGGCGCTTAACGCCGCCAAGAATCAGCTCAAGAGCAAGGTTGTCTTGGGTGGCTCGGTCAAACTTTGAGTTGCGGTCTATCCCACTGCGATTGACAGCGCCTTCAAGGGTTCCTGGTATAAATTGATAGGCGCCTACAGCGTTGTATCCCTGGTTTCTCTGCAGGCTCATGACCTGCGCAACCGTCATCTTGTCGAGGCCAGGAATTCCCCCTCGCGTATCGCCAGCAATTCCTCTATTGACGCTTGTGTAGCCACCCTCTGCGCTTCTGATTCTTGCAAGTAGTTCGCCCAGTGGACCACCAATCCTTGTTGCTGCAGGGCCTGGCACAATCGAATTGGCCGGCGCTTGCGAAACAGGCGTTTCCGGTACGACTTTTACGCCTGTCTGTCCAGCAAATGTTTCCTTTGCAAGATTGTAGATCTTTTCTGTATTTTTTGCTGTTTCTTGAATCGGCTGGAGCGCGGGATCCTCTGGAGCCTTTATACCAAAGAAGTCGGACAGATTCTTGAAGAGATTTTCCTCAATTGGCCTGAGGGCAAACTCAAGAACAACGTCAAGAGTGCGCTCAGCAAAGCCTTCGGCAAAACTCTGGAGCGACTCAAGAAGGTCTCCACCTTTAAGCAGCTCTTTATTCAGCTGGATGAAAGAGTCTGTCCAGCCGGAGGCTACATCCTTGAGCGCATTAAGCACTTTCAGCTTGGCGTTCAGCTCATCAAGCGCTTTTGCCTGTCTGAGCAGTCGCTCCTCGTCCTCTGGGTTAATACCAAGCCCGCCACGAGCATTGATCTGAGCAAGAATCCTGTCATAGGCCTTGGTGGGCAGCAGGAATTCATCAATAGCGGCACGAGCTTGCTTCGTCTGGTTGGTTAGATCTTGGAGATTGGAGGTATAAAACTCCATGCTCGGCTTGATTTTTTCAAACGCAAGCTGCGCATCTCGGATCTGAATAATGTACTCGCGCAGTGGCGGCTCAATTGCAACCCCCTTACTTGCTGCGAGAGCAAAGAACTGATCGTAAGAGTCTGTAATTGCTTTAAGCGATGGACCAATGTCACCACTTGCAAGAGCAGCTTCCTCTCTTGCCGCTTTCAGTGAATTATTAACCTCAAAGAAGGACTTAGAGCCAATCTCGCGAAGCCGATTCGCAAAAGCCTCAAGGTTGTCAGTTTTAATGTTGTCCAGCAGGTCTTCTTCAATGCCCTGTAGCTGCTCGCGAAGTTGCTTGGCGCGAGCGATACCCTGATTGACACCGGCAAAGCTGACAGATCTAGTGGCGGGGGCCGATACACTACTTATTCTTGGCGGTGGCTGCAGCTGATTTACTTTTGCAATCTGAGCCTCGAATGCTGCAATGCCCTTGTCAATCTGGGCGATTCTCTGTTGTCTCGCTGCAATCGAATCTTCAAGAAACTTATTGGTTTCTGGGGAAAGGCCTCCATTCTGGATCTGACTGCGGGCAGCCTGAATATCACCTTCTTCCTGCGCTTTCGTAACGAGGAGGTCTTGGTTGATCGTCCTGATCCTAAGCTCGGCTATTTTCTTTTCAAAGTTGAAGTTATTGAGGGCCGCTTCCTCGTTTCGACGCGCAATTCCGCGATTGATTTCTGCAACCTTTTCGGCGGTGTCAGTATTAAGCCTTGACAGTGTGCGACCAACCTCAAGCTTAAACTTCTCGGTCTCAAGCTGCTGATTACTTATTTCAATTTCAAACTGCTTGCGGCGCTGCTCAATCTGATCTTGTGCTGAAAGCTGGGCACCAAGATAGGTGGTTACGGCGTCTGCAAGGCTTTCCGCAAGTGGATCACCAGCAAGGGCGCCACGCAGCGCAGTTGCAGCATTCTCGAACTGCTGTTTTCTGACTTCCCCTTGCTTGACCAGGATCTCAAGTTCTTTTTGGCGGTTTTCTGTTTCAATCTGCGTGACGCGATCGGCAACCTGAATGCGAATGTCTTCGATCTGCCTCTCGTAGTCGCGACGCAGCTCAAACCCTTGGCGCTCAATATCTTCGCGCTCCTGTCTTGCAGAAATAAGCTGCCGCTGAAGTCCGTTAAAGATTTCGGTCGGCTCATTTAATTTTGTCGTTACGTCAAGCCTTCTTTGCGCCAGGTCTCGCCTGGTTTCTGCATCATTGATGACCTGCTGCCTTCTTTGATCCTCTGTTTGAGGGCCAGCCGGAACAGAGCTGACAAGATCCGAAAATATGTTTTTCAGCTCCTCGGTGCCAACGTTGGCAAACAGAGATCCTTTTGATTTTCCTGAAAGCACTTCACCAAGTATTTTTCCTGCATTTTCGATGCCACCACCGGCTGCAGTAGCTGCGTCCAGCCGCTCTTTTGCAGCCGCCTTCGCCTCTGGCGATGCTTTGCCGTCTGGGCCAAGCTCTCGCTGAATTGCGGATTCAAGACTTCCTCTTTCAAATACCGTTGCCATTGCATTCAGCAATGCGGTAAGTGGGCCGGCGATGAAGATTTGCATCTGCAGGCCAAGCTCTGCAATTGCGCGATTGAGTCGATCACCAGCGTCAGCGGCAGCTCTCAGCTTTACGGCTCCATCGCTGCCGAGCTTTTTGTTGAGAGTGTCTTGGATTACTGCATAGGCCAGTGTCTTGTTGCCACCCTCGATCAGCCTCTCAATAAACTTCTCTTGACTCCTGCTTGCCAGTAGGCCGGCCTCCTTGATCTGATCAAAGTTGCCAACTAGATCGCGAAGGATGTTTCCAGTGTCCTGTGCAGCCTGGGCAAGCAGATCCACCTGGCTGCCGATCGCTGTGCCAGCCAGTGACAGACCGAAGCCCAGCGTGCCGCCAGCCAGGCCACCGAAGAAGCCGCCCAGGCCGCCGCCAGCAGCCGCTCCACCGCCCTGGCCGAACAGGAGGGGGAATGCACCACCGATCAGGCCTTCCCCGACCGCCTGGCCGCCTCTCTGGCCGAATCTGCGGGTCAGGAAGTCAGAGTTGGGGTCGCGACGGACCAGCTCGTCCTCGGCCCTGATCGCAGCTTTGTTGAGCCCCTCAAAAGCTTTATCGGTGCGAAGAACTGTATCCCTCGTTTCAGAGAGAATGTTTGCAAAGATCTGAAGCTCCTTGCTCGTCGCTTTTGAGAAATCTGCAATGTCAGCCAGGCCGAGAAGCCTGTCAGCATCGCCGCGAGCAGCTTCAGCACGAGAGCCGAGATCTCCAGGACCATTGCCGCCGGATGGAGGTGATGGTGGGCGCGGGCCACCAGCAGAGCCAGAGCCAGACGGGCCTGCGGCAGAATCAATCGCACCGGAAAGGCTGTCAAAGAGATTATCGGCTGCAGATTTGAGGCCTCTGGCACCACTTAAAGAAGCAGAGTCGGCTGTATCGGTTATCCGGCTTGCAGCAGAGCTGAAGGCTTCCTCCCACGGGTCTGCGATTTGCGATGAGCCTGCTGCAGGGCCTCCCCTAAAGGCAGCAGCAAAGTCTTCTGCTGCAGACGCTGCGACATCTTTCCACGGGTCGGCAATCTGAGTGGACTGAGCGCCGGAGAGTGGGGCAGCGAGATCCCTGATCCCCTGTGCAACTTGCTCACTTTTCGCTGTCGCAGAATCAATTGCGCCAATCACTCTTTGAAGTTCTGGCGAGAAGGTCGATGCTATTCCGTAAAATTCCGCATACAACTTTCTGAGCTGATCAAGATCTTTGCCGCCGGAGCCGGAGTTAAACTGATCGAAAGCTTTATTTAGGTCGCCTGTATATTTGTCGAAATCTGGAATTTGCCCCTTGGACCGAATAATTCCCTCAATTTCAGAAGCTTTTCCTGGCGCACCAAGTATCTGAGCGATATTCTCGCTGCGCAATCCACCCTCTGTTGTTCTTCCAAGATTTGTATCAACTATCTTGTCGAAGTCTCTGTCAACACCAGGAATTCCTGTCGCCCCGCTTGACCGATCGCTGCCAGGCTTTGCCATATCGGCGGCAGCCTGAACCAGCCCCTTCAAAGAGCTGAAACCGGCCACGAGTTCAGAGATAGCCTGTCCGAGTTGTCTTGCTTCCTGCTCGGCAGCTGCAACATTTGCGGCAGCGGCTTCTGTGCTGCTGGTGGCTCCAGCGCGAGCTTCTGGCAAGCCTTTTTCGTTGATACCGTAAAAATCGAGAAGAGCTTTCTTGGCAATTTGTGTTTGCTCGCCGGCCCTGCCCATTGCCCTTTCATTGCTGAGCATCGTGTAGTCAATGCCAGGAATATTTTCAATAATCGGATAGGCGCCTTTTTGCGAGACAATTCCCCTCGCCATTTCAAACATAGAGGTATCGCTAATACTTCCCAGCTTGCTTCTGTCAATTCCAAGGTTTAACAGTGTTGTCGCTGCTGTATCAATATACGAAGAGGAGGTTTTAGGCGTAATTGTGTTAACAGCTTTTTTCGGCAAGCCACCAAATTCCGCAGAAGCGGGTCCCTGTATCGCCTGCGCAGAGGCATCTGCAAGCTTCTTGGACACCGCCTCAACTTGAGGAATGGCAGCATCCATCGTCTTAACCCAGCTATTGATAATATCAAGGACTATCTTGATAATCACAATAGACGGGCTATTCATTTTTAAGGCTTTTCTTATTCCCTTTGCGCTTGCGGTTCCAAGTTCAATACCAGCTGCAAGAATCCTACCAGCCCCAGCAGAAAGCTTGCTTGCAAACGTATCTACGACGTTTTGGCCTGCATTTCCGGCTTCGGCGCCAGCTCCAGCGATAATCGGTACGCCACGCCGTGTCAGGGACTGCAAGCCACCAGATCTGCCAGGCGAAAGCAGTTGCTCGCGAGGGGCAGGGGAGGTCGCTGCATTGAACGCAGCAATCGCATCACTGAAAGCACGCTCGCCGCTACGACCGCCACGGAAAACGTTGCCAGCCGTTCTTGCACGGCCGAGTTCAATCAGGTTTGATGTCAGGCTGTCGCGCCGCAATGAAGGGAGGCGGTTCTCACTTGCAGCCTTGACGGCTTTCAGGCTTGAAGCTTTTTGCGCGTTGGCAAGTCTTGCGTTCTCAACCTTGACGAAATTGCGAGCAGTGGCAACCTGATCCTTGAGGATCTCAAGGTCTTTCTCGGAGATACTGGTTCCAAGTTTCTTTGCTTGATTGATCGCGTCTTGAATTGAAACCAGTTGCGACGAGGCGTCTACATTTTTCTTTGATAGTCCAATAAGGTTTTGCTCTGCGACCTCGGCCGAGCTAAGTTCTCGCGCAAAGCTTCTTGCAATTTGCTCGGGGGTTTTGGCTCTGCCTGCGCCGGGTCCGCGCCCAGGAGTTGCAAAGCCAAGAGCTTGTGCAGCCTGTTTGTCAATCCTCCTAAACTCTCTAGCACCAGCTGGACCCTTGGCCGCAAGTTCAGGGAGTTTGTCTACGAGTTTTTGAGCCCTTCCAATTGCAGGGCCTTTCACGCCAGCGGCTTGAAGGTCGGCCAGCTTTTTCTGACGCTTTTCGATTGCCAGTGTCTGATCGTTTTGACGATCAAGCTGTTGCTCTACTTTTTGGCCAGTAGCAATTCTCGCTCGATCAATACCAACAAGCTCGCCAGATCTTTTGACAATATTCTCAAGATTGTTCAGATCCCTCAGGGAGATATCTGCGCCATTCTCTCGGTTTTTGTTAAGTGCTTGCTGGAGTGGCAGCAGTGTGCCAGAAATGTCAACACCCTGCGCCTGAAGGCCGAGCAAGTCTTGCTCAAGCTTTAATCCACGATTCTGAAGAGAAATTGACTTTTCAAGTCTTTCCGCCTTTTCTCTTGCTTTGTCAAGCTCCCTCTGGAAATCCTGAAGCTCTCTCTTGCTTGACCTGGCAATATCAACCCGACCAAGTTCTTCAAAGCTTTTTGTGAGTTTATCTATATCATCGTTGTTGTATATTCCTGCGGCCATGTCCGCTGCTCTTTGATTTGCGGTTTCAAGTGCCTCAACAGCGGAAGCAAGCTTTTCATAGGAATCAATAACTGCCTTCTCGGCATTTGCGCGGCTTCTGGATTGCTGCTCTGACTTTTTCGATTGACGAATAGACCTTTCTTCTGATGAGAGGAGGGCGCCCAGCTGTTTGTTGGTTCTCGTGAATTCTCCCGCATTCCCCCCTGCCGCAAGTGTCGGAAGTTTGCCGGCCAAAGACTCGGCTTTCTTGAATCTCGGGCCAGTGGCGCCGGCTTCCTCAAGGCTTTGCAGTCTTTCCTGAGCCTTTTCAATAGCAAGGCGCTGATCAAGCTGGCGATCAAGGCTTTTTTCTGTGGCTTTTAGATCTTTACGCGCCTCCCTTACGTCGCTGGTTACACCTGCGAGAACTCTGGCGAACTCATCGTACTGGCCAGCTTGCTGAAGACCAGGAAGTCGTTGAAAATTAGATTGAGCACGCTGAAACAGGGGAAGATTCCCTGCGCCCTGGCCAGCAAGATCTGCGAGATTCCTTTGCTGCAGCTCAATACTGCGCAAATTCTTTGCATCTAGCGTCAGATTTGCTTGTCTTTGTCGCTCAAGGGAGACAAGTGCTTTTGATCCTTTCTCATTTTCCCTCGTAATTTCCTTATCAAGTTTTAGTTGACGCTCTTTTGCTGACACAGTTTTTTCAATAACCGCATATATTGCCTTCGCTCCTTCAAGGTTTCCTGCTGCCGCCAAATCAGACGCCTGGGCAAATCTTTTTCTAATATCAGCTCTTGTGCTTTCTGGCAATCTTGCGGATCGACTTGCAAGTCCAAGTCCGCCCGCCCTTTGTAGGGCATCCATTCTTTCGTTGAGCCTCCTGCGCTGATCAAACTGAGTCCTTCGGCCAGCGTCATTCCTATTAAGTTCTTTTCTTTGCTCAATAAGTCTTCCCTGTTCAGTTGCAATGGCCCGGCGCTGACTGTCAAGTACGCGCCTTTCTCTTTCAACAATTCCCCTGATTTCTCGTGGTCCAGCTTCTGGATTGGCAGCGCGAACAGTCCTTGCGAGCACTCTTGAAGCTCTATCCAGCTCTCGTAATCTGCTTTCCGTAAACTCAAGCCTTCTGTCTATCTCATTGGCAACTGGTACAAGATTTGACAGAAGGTCAGGGCCTGAACGAAGCCTCTGAGCCTGCGCCCTACGACGCTCAATAAGCGTACTCGTGCCCCTTCTTCGTGCTCTTGCTCCGGTTTCCCTCGCCCCGGCAAGTATGTCCTCTCTTTGTGTGCGAAGTGCTCTTGCTGTTTTTTCTTGCTCGTTCCTAGCGGTTGCGGTTGCTTTATTGAGTCTTCCTTGCTCCGCTTCAAGTGTTGACTGGAATTGCTTGTAGCGCTGCCTACGGGAAAGAACATCACGAAGATCTTGCTTTCTTGAGGCAAGCTCAGCATCAAGAACGCCTGCCATTTGATTGAGGCGCTGGCGCATTACTCCAGCCTCGCGTGGAGGTAGCCCGGATCCAGTTGCTGGATTTTCGGCTGTTGCTCTCGTGATTCTTGCGGTTCTTCTTAGGGTACGTGTATTTCCGGCAAACGTCCTAGCTTCAACGCCAAGCCCCTTGACCCTCTCTCCTATACCCTCAATAGACGCTTCTACCGAACTTGCTACTTCTGATAGAGATACCAGTCTATTTTTAAGCTCCGTGATTTTATCAAGACCAGAAAGAACAATTTCAATTGTCTCCCTGCTGGTAGCCACGGCAAGCACTCAAGGTCACTTGCGCTAACTGTAGCCACAAAAAAGGGGCCTAACGGCGGCCCCTCTTAGCACTTTTGATGGCTTCATCTTGATCTTCTTTTTTGATCAAGAAGTAAGCAGACCAGAGCATTAGCTCCTCTGGTGCCATCGTTGTGTCAACTTCGCGGAGACTCTTGCCAAGAGCTTCCGCTACTACCATCTTCAGGTAGGTCCACCGGTCTTGCCGGAGCTGGTCTGCGATTTTTTTGTAGAGGCATCAACCTCATCATCCTCGCCACCAAGAACAACAAGAATCATCTTGTCAAGATCTTCGGCGCGGATGCCGGCTTTAAGCTCGGGAATCTCGCCAGCAGCAAACATAGCGCTGCCATCGCTGTTTTTGGCTTTCGCCACCAGCAGGTGAATCAGCCAATCGCTGTCATCATCCTTGGTCTTGGATGCAGCACGAGCATTACGACGAGCCCGGTCGCGCTCAGCTGCAACAAGCGGAGTGATGTACATCTCAAGCTCGGTAAAGCCATCGCTCAAAGGAACGATTTTGCGAACCGGCTCAAGGTTGGCGGCTTGCTTCAGCTTCTCAAGAGCTGAGCCGAAGCCCATGGAGGGGGATGCCATGTTAAAGGACGGAGGCCTAAATACCATAGCAAACAAAAAGCCCCCGAACAAGCGGGGGCAGGCCAGGAACCAGATGAACGGGGGCATCAGGTGCGGGTCAGGTCAAACGTGACGTTACCGGAGGGACGGAAGTTGATGGTCACGTTTTGCGCATCGTCCGGGTTCACACCGAAACCAGCCGAGGTCAGCACCACATCACAGGAGATGGAGCGGCTCAGGGTCTCAGAAATGGTGCCACCGGAGTAGACGGCATCAATGTAGAGCTTCACGCCAGCACCAGTTTGACGACGCTGGAACACGTCACTGATCAGGCGGTTCGACATTGCAGAGTCGGCTTCCGTGAAGTACACGGTGGTCGTGCCGGTGGCATCAGCAAACGAGGTCTGATACTTCCGGAACGGAGCGAACTGGCTGCTCTGAACACCGATGGTCGTCACGTCGATCTCAGACCGGGTGATCTCCAGGGTCCAGTCCCGGACCTGGGCGATCGGCATGAACGACTTGTAGCTGAGGGTGGCGAGCTGGCTGCCAAAGTTGCCGGGGGCAGCGGTTGCAGTAACCGCAGCACCGCCAATGGTTTCGGAAAGCGTCATGATCCCGGTGCTGGGATCATAGGTTTTCACGAAGTAGTCATCGGCAGCGATGGCATCAGTGGTGGTTGCGCCAGCCGGATAAGCAAGAGTAACGGGATCGTCAACCTTGAAGCCCAGGAAATCACCAACGGTGATATTCGAGCCGGTCGAAGGAAAAGAGGATGCAGCGAGGCAGACCTGGGTGTTCGCCGGCTTGTACCAGAAAGCGCCCGACGAGCCGGTCAGTACCGTGGTTTCACAGGACATGGACCTTGAAGAAATGAACAGCAGTGCGGGCACTGCCCGATACACCAATCCTAGCCACAGGCCGTTGCGTCCCAGGACGCGGAGAGCCTAGCCATAAAATGCGGCTGCTCTTCATCCATGAAAAATCTTGGGCCAGAGACATCTCTCACGCGAACAAATGTCCCGGTAGCCGGTCTTTGCGTTTTCCCAAGAACAGTGAAAACCTGAGATGCGACTCCGGCGAGTTGCCTAGCCCTTCTACCTCCCCGACCCTTCTCTGTAAAAATCCTGACAACGATTGCCCCACGCGCTCGATCGAGTGATTCCGTCATCGTTGACTCACTCGTCAAGCCAAACGTGATATTCACCATCACGTATTCGCCGGGTGGATCCGGCGGCATCACGATCAGGTTATCGAAGAAAACCTTGACAGGGGGAGTGAGGGCGATAAATGCGTTGTTCAGCGGAGCTTCAAGAGCAGCGCAAATTGCCTGGTAGTTCATCAGAGTTTTATGTTGCCATTGCCGGCACTACGGAATGCAAAACCAACCGCTCTCTTGAATTCCTTCGACAGCTCACCACCACGGATGTAGTTCTCGTACCAATCCGCCTTGGCAGTAGAAACCCCTTCCCCTTCCTCTGTCGTATCAATTTCGCCACGGAAAGATTCACCAAACTTTCTCTTGCCGGTTTTAACGCCAAACTCAATACCGCCAATCGGCTGCGCACCCTTGGGCTTTCTCCAGGTGCCAGGGATAATATCCATTGCGTAGAGCGCGTATGGACTTGTATTTACAATTTCAAATATTCTTACGGTGTTCAGCGTTTTTGACCTCAAGTTAAGCTCTGGAACATCGCTAAGCGTATAAGGATAGCCGGTTGGTGTTGGACTGGTAGTGCCACCGGTTACGGCAATTGCCTGCCAGCTATCGCGAAAGTCTCCGCTAAAAGCCGGACCCTTTCTTGCAAGATCGTTCATTATCGCAACAGCAGCTTCTCTTGCTGCTTCGTTAAATCGCTGCTTGATATTGTCTGCGACCTTGCTCCATCCGCCCTTCGTCCTACCCCTCTGGGTGGGAACGTTCTTGCCTTTTTTTGGTTTGCTGCGACGCACCATATTACGCAAGCCTCGCGATTACAGAATGGAAGACCGGGGCAGTGCCCCTTTGCGTGAGTGGCTGGATGACCTTGGCGGTTCGCTGAACGCCAGCCTGACTGTACCTGATCCAGTCTGCTGTCTTAGGATAGTAATCACCAAGCGAATCACCAGAAATCAGGATCTTCAGATCGGTGATCTGTATTTCACCGGCAACCTCCTCTGGCCTGATTCGCAATGGAACAAGTCTGATTGGAGTTTCGGTTTCTGCGATCTCGGGAGTTGCAAATGTCCCCATCACTGGATCATATGCCGCGTTCTCCACCTTTTTTACATATACGCCATCAATGCCCCACTGATCAATCAGCGGACCCGGAATAGAACCAAAAACATCATCAACAAGTGACATAATCAGAAGCGGTTATTCCAAGAGCCGCCATATGGCCACAGCTGACCGTTAATCATCCGAACACCGCTTGGTTTTTGGCGAGTGACAAATCCTCTGTAGCCAACACGAGCTGTCGATTCACGGCGAACCCTCGGCTGCACGAAATCACCGCGAACCATGTACTTCTGGAAAATATCCATTGAGTACGGTGGAATGAAAAGCGCACCGGTCTGCGCCATTCCACTTCTATCAAACTTGACCCTCAGATCTCCGTTGCCAAGCTCAACTTCCTCGTACTCACTGTTCTTCTGTCTCGTGGTGCCGCCATCTGCGTTGGCGATTCCCGTGTAGCCACCGCTGATGCCAAGAAAGGCTGCCATGTAGGCAACTCCCATCTTGAAGTCAAGCGGAAGCTCGTCAATTTCGGAGTAGTAGTAATCTGCGATCAATAGCCTCGGCCACGCCAGGCTCTGATCAGGCCCTGCAGGCTTGCCCTTCCAGTGCAGGGGATTGATCGCCATTGTTGCAGCGACCAGTGTTTGCTCTTTTTGGGTATCCGTAAGTGCAAGCCACTGCTGTACTCCGTAGCTTGCAGGTATCTCGCCAAGAAGAGCCGTGGCCTGGGCCACCGACAGGTAGGAGTTGGCGTTAGGCGCCCCCAGTGTCGAGACAAAGGCCACGGATCATCCTCAGGCAGCGGGAGCGGGGGCAGGAGCGGGAGCCGTGGTGGTCGGCCTGGGCTTCGCCTTCGTCACGGTAGGCGCGGCCTTGGCGACCGGCTCCGGGGCCTCTGCGGTCTTGGCCTCTGCGGCCTCGGCTGCTTCAGCGGCTTTTGCCTCCCTGGCGGCCATGGCGGCCTCACGCCTCATACGAAAAGTTCCAGCACTCATTGTTCTTGTGGATAAAGAGAAGCCCCGGCGAACCGGGGCATTTGCAGATCAACCCAGTGATCAGACGAAGCAGCGCATCCGGGTGATACGGATGTTGCGGTCGTCGTCAAACACTTTGGTCCAGTTGGCAGCACTGGCCAGCTCGGCGTTGCTGGGAGCGGCCTTGGCGGAGGTACCCTTCCAGCTGATACCGTTCGGATGCACAAGGTAGTGCGTCCGGTTGATCAGGTAGTCGATACCCAGGAAGCGATCACGATCGGTTTCCACCGGAGTCTTGGCCGGAGCAGTCGCATAAGCGAAGGCGCCAGGGCCGAAGAAGTAGGTATCGTGAACGTCGGTGCCACCAGTGCCAGTGCCGATCGAAACCGGCAGCTTGTCATCAACAAACACCGGACGACCCAGGTAGGTGCCCTTTTCCAGCGATTCAGCCGACAGACGGGTGTCAAGCTGAGAGGTGGTAGAAGCGGGAATAATCAGGTCCAGCTTCATCAGAGCGTAATAGACCGGCGAACGCATCATGATGCCGGTCAGCTCGTCACCAGCATCACCAAGCTTGGCGATACCGTCCACCATCAGGGACTGGGACAGCTGAGAAGAGGCGCCGCCAACGTCGTGACTGGAAGCAAGAGGGCCAGCGAAGATCCCTTGCAGGATCGAAACGCAGGTCTTCTGCATGTCACGGATCCAGTAGCGACCGGTGCTGCGGGCGATGGCCTGCATCGGGTCGGAACCAGACAGGTCAGCAGCCAGGTCAGAAGACTTCCAGCTCTTGCGGCGCATGTTACGCACACCGACCTGCAGATCGCCTGCAATGTCGGTCGGGGTGGAGGCTTCGGTATCCGAATCAATCTCGGAATCGCCGGACAGATCGCCGAAGAAGGGGAGGTCGATGGTTTTGCCACCCTTCTGGAATTCAGATTGGATAGCGGCGTTCGTGACCATCAGGCCAGAAGTGACCAGAGCATTCTTGTCCTGGATCTCTTCCTGCTGATACTCAAGGAACAGCTCGGGAATAAGGGGAACACCTGCGAGAAGCATTGTCTTGAAGCGGGTTTACGGAAATTTGGTTCAGCTTCACAGCACTGCTGCCAGACCTTGCGGTCCCTGCTGCGAGGCACTGCCTCTCTTTCCAAATAATAGCCCAAGGAAAAAGCCGGGGTTTCCCCCGGCCCGTTCACCTCATGACAGGTATCAAGCTACGTCGCCATGGTTAAAGGAGGTGCATTGTCCTCGTATCAACAAATCAGGCGGTAGCCAGGAATACAAGTCAGTTGAGGGTATAGCCCTTACCTGTCAGCACGGCCTTTTCGCCAGCGTCAAGAGAGGCCCAGCCAGCGCAACCACTGGCAGTAATAACTTTGGTGCCAGTCACGGTAGGAGCGGCTGCAAACAGCTCATTGAGCTGAGCCTCGGTAAAAGCGTCGGGAAGGACAAAAGTAAAGTTCTTCAGGCCCTTAACGCCAACAATGATGGCGGAGAGAACTTCGTCAACAGCGGTAGCGGACTGGACGCCGCGCATGTTGACACTGGAGCGATAGGCGCCGGTAACGGTCATGGTTCCTGAAATGGTGTTCTGCAGCTATCTTAGGTGGGCCAGGTGGCGGTGATCAGGCGTGGAGCGACGCACCTGGGACACACCCGTAAGAGAGCACTGGAATCCACTCATTCATCAGATACTTCGTGCCATTGACAGGCACAACACTTGTTACTTTGCAACAGGAGACGAGTGGCACATCCTGAAAGCCGCAGAGCTTCGGAGGTACGTGGTTGAACTGAAGAACTGGATTAAGAGTCAGGAGGGCGAGGACGACGCTCATGCAAATACCTGACTACCAATTAAGCAAAGCAACACAGTCCACTTGGTCGTATGGCTCCAAAATTTTGCCGATAACTTTGTTTTAGGTTTGCCCTGCGCGTTATGCCTTGCATAATAGCTGCGCCGCCTTGCTTTTTCGGCTTTTGTCCTGGGGTTGCTACCAGCTCCCTCGACGCCTTGCTGACCAAAGCGAACCACCTTATAGGTATCGCCCTCCTTTGCCATCACCACATGCGACTTGGTTGGGTGATTAGGCGTGCGCTTGGGCTTATTGACTCCAGAAAGCCCAAGCTCTTTCATCTTGTTTTTGACTCTCTCTGGGGTTGCTGCCATTGTCCCTGCCTGTTTGTGGATAAGTTTAGCGGCGAGGCTTGCGTTTTCTTGTACCCCTGCCAGGTGTCAGCCTTTCGTTATTGCCGTGCCCGTTCCTTGCTCGATTTCTTGACGAATCTTCCATCTTAAAGCCACCGCCGCTGGCATGGCTTACATCCTTGCCGCCCTTCCCTGCGACGCCACGAGCTTCACGCTCGGCCCAAAGCTCAGCCCTGTAGCGCTTCCGCTCTTTTGTAGAATGATACTTTTTGTCATAAGCAGCCTTCTTCTTGCGTGCCTCTGGATTAGCGGCATAGTAGGCAGCTGTACGGCGCTTATTTTTGACAGGACGAGGTGCCATGTTTTACCAGCGGCTTTTGAATACTAGCGACGCTTTTTGCGCTTATGCTGATAGTCAATTCGTTTAGCGCTTGTCTTTTCGCGCTTAAACTTATCCTTCTCTTTTTTTGATAGTTCGCCTGAGGTTTTCGGCGTTGAGGCTGATACGCGCTTAGATGGCCTGCAGGCCGGATAGCTGCGACGCTTTTCGCCTTCTTGCCTGCCACAAGGTTTGCCGGTTTTTACATCAACCCACTTTTCGGCAAACCAACGGCCAAGGCCGCCCCTTGGCTTCTTACTTTTTGCCACGACCCTTTACATCCCGTGCTCTGTAGCCACCACCGCGCTTTTTGTATTCGCGGACAAGCCATGAATTAGCATAAGCGCTATTACCAGTTACGCAGATAACACCCCCTTGAACCATTACCCAAGTCTCATGCTTGGTTGATGGGCACCAGACTGCGGCGGCGCCGGCCTCTTCTTTAATTAAATTTTGCGTACTATGAAATTTCTTGCCTCTTATTATCGTCGCTCCCATCATGGTTTTGTTTTTTTTGTGTGTAGACACATAATACCCATTGCAAAATGCCGCTAAAACTGTTGCCCAAAAATGATTGATATTTTTTTGAGAAAAAGCAAAAGTCATGCCACCCTCCCTGACTTTTGACCTACCCTGTTCACACCCATCATAAATAATTGCAGAAGCAAGAAAAACTTCTCTCTCCAGTGGAGTCATGGCAATAACCCTGTGAATCCACTCATCTTTTTTTGACCATTTATTTGACCAATATTTTGTTAAGCCCTCACTCTGACCTGCAAGCGGATTTCCACACCAAATTATATTTTGGTGCCTATTCAAGTCTGATGCTGCTACCATTTTTGTAAAATCTCTGCCATTTTTATTCGCCCTACTTTCAACGACCCATTTGTGGCCGGGCGTACACAGAAGAGAAAAGCCTGCTGCTTTCCTGAGCCTCAGTAGTGGGGCTTTTTCGTAAAAGTTTACATGCTCAACCTCGCTCCACACCAAATCGCCAGTGCCCCGATCATAAGCCAATATTTCTTCGCCTGGGAATATATCTTCATGACTGGCTAACCCCATCTTTGTGATGGCAAAAGAGTCAAGCGGCACACATGGATACACGGCAAACTTTCTTTTTGCCTCCGCCTTGACGCGAGCGTACAGCGCTTTATCAGTGGGAACGTTCTTTTTCACCGTTTCATGCAATACGGCAAAGGCTTGAGCCCACCCGAACTATAGGCATGAAAAAGCGCCCGCCGAAGCGGACGCTCATCATCCCACGCAATCATCACGTCAGCAGCTTAGCCGCGTTTCAACTGACTGCACGAGCAAGAATCGGGTCAAGATCGCCACGAGCGCGAGCCTGCTGCACAAGCCGCTTTGCAAGCGAACGATCTCGGCCGATGATCTCAGCCGCTCGCGTAGCGTTTGCAGTTGATTTTGCAAATGGGTTATCAGTCGTCGGCATGGACGAGCGGTAAGAGGGAAGCCCGCTCCCACTTGGCACATTGCCAGGGAAATAGATACTGTAGTCGTCGTCCTGCTCAATCTGAGCAATGCCATCAGCGACATTGATCGGATTTTCTTCAGGCCCAAAGACAACAGTAACGCCATCCTCAAGAAGCCGAAACTCCTTTCCACGTAGCGCATAGACATGGGAAGAGCGATTGCACTTTGCCTTATCCAATTCTTGAATGACGACAGACTTTTTGTACTCTTCTTGACGAGCGCGTCTTTCTGCCTCCTTCTCCTTGCGCTCTTGCTTGAGCTGCTCTTCCATCTTGACGATCTGACTCTGCAGGGACGAGAGCTGGACCTTCATCGCCTCCTCCACGGCACTGGAGGGCGTTCCACCGCCATCCGGCTGTCCTTGGGCCTGGGGCTGGGCCGGCGGCTGCTGCTGTGGCGCAGGGGGTTGACTGGCGAGCTGCTTTTCGCTCTTGGCGCTGCTCAGCAGTTCGGCAATCCGGTCATCGGCGTCCTCGGCTGTCAGGTCAATGCCAGCCGCTTTTGCAAGGCGCTCAACGTTCTTGCGCTTTACAAGGTCAGCCTGCAAGCCAATCTTTGCACGCTCAAGGGCGGCAAGCTGGCTGTCTCTTTCTTGAAGCTTCTGCTGAAGCTCCTCAATCGTCAGTTCTGCGGCGTTCGGTTCTGGGGGCACAGAGTCTTCTTGTGACTGATGAAATTGTAGCTCAAGCTTCCCTTACCTGAAAAGAGGCCTCGGCAGCCTCACGCTGGATCGGGGCCGATGCGGATGGCTCGATCCCGCTCTGGACGTTATTCGTTCCCGGCGTCAGGTCGCGACTCGGCTGGGGGGCGCCGCCAAACCGTGCGGCCACCTGTGAGCGCATCTCGCTCCCGGTCAGGCCGATCTTGTCCAGCAGCGCCTTGACATTGAAGCCATGGACACCCTCAAACATTTCACCGGCTTCCAGCATTTCAAGCGTGGTACCGATGGGGATAACCTCAGCATCCTTGTAAAGGGAGTTGATCGACATAACCTGCTGGCTGTGCAGCTTCGCAGGAATAAAGTTCTTGCTAATGCTGATTTCAATCTTTGGGTAGCTGTTGGCCTCATAGCCAGACGCATACCACAGGGCACGGTTGATGCAATCTTGCAGTGAGCCAACCAGCACCGCAAGTTGCGAATCAGACTGCGAGCGATCAAGAAGCTTCGCGAAACCAGATTCAACCTGGCTTTTACCAGGCGCCATTGCAATAGCGGCCAGGCGATCCATCGAAGCTTCAATCCTTGCAAGCTCTTTCAGCGTCGTCTCGGCTCCATCCATGCCGGGGGAGATCATGCCAAATCTTGCTTGCTCGTTTTGGCTAAACAGGCTACGACCAGAGCCACTATAAATTTCTTCGTCAGGCCTGATACCGGTGCCAGTCAGCAACGGAGAGGAGTTGAGGTGAATCGTTTCTGAAAGATCGGCACAAGTTGCCCAGTGATGCAAATTCAGTCTTGCAATGTCAAAGAGCAGTGGTCTTGCGCGACAGAAGGCCTCCTCCTTGCCGCCATAGCAGGGAACGAAGGGAATATAGTCAATGGACAGATACGAGATGTTATCTTCCGAAAGGATGTAGGAGTTGTTGCCTGCGGTCAAGTTTTTCTCGTAGATTCTGACGCGAACACGACGAGGTCGATCGGGATCCTCTTGCTCCGGGATGTCGTAAACAACGACAGTTGGCACAACTTCTTCATAGTGCTCATTGACAGCACTTGCACGTCTGATCTCGGATTTGATGCGAAGATAAGTGACACGGGCCTGATAATACGTCTCGCCGTTGATCGTTACAGGGCCGTTGTCGTGCCTGCAGTCCAGGATGTCGTCAACCTTGATGATGGAAAAATACGGGCGGTATCCACGTCTACGAGCCTGAACCTTGGAAACAGCCTCGTCAACCTTGGGGTATTCAGCCATCAAGCCAGCAATACCACCATTGAGCGCCTCAGTAAACAGCGTTTTCGCAAACGAAGTAATTGACTTTCCCTCAAGATTTGCATTCTTGAAGAATTCTTCCCACTCAGATGGCATTTCCTGAGGTAGGATGACACCCTTTCTCAGGGCAGTGCCAACGATGATGTCAACAAGGTGAGAGTAAAAAGGCTCGAAGCATGACATTGCCCGCGTTTTGCGAACGTTGTAGCTGTCGGGGTGCTCCTGGAAGTCCTGAGGAATGTAATCGCTAATCGCTTCATCAAGATAGAACTCAGGCAGTGTGCAGAACTTGATCGGCACGATCCTTGCAACCTGCTCCGCTTGGTCAATCGAGTAGCTGTCTACATCCGTAACCTCGGAATATACCTTTTCTGTTTCGGGCTCGCGCCGCTCAAAGGGAATCGGCAGATCGTCCGAACTAAGGATGATTGAATTCGGTACGTCGATAGCCATGGTGCTTGGCGGGAGCTGTCACATTCTAGTTTGAAGGCACGAAACCCCAGATTATGAGTCCGGGGCTCCCAACGAAGTTGCAATAGCGTGTCGTAGCCCCCGCCGAGACGCTGCTATTGGTGCAGGCCGAGCCTAGCAGCGATCTTCGCCTGGGCTCATCTCCAGCGAGGTCCATGACCAGCCCTCATGCCTGCACGCTGGAATACCTGCCAGATCAGATAGCGCAATGCGTCGCCAGCGTGTGAATAATCTGTTGCACCACCTTTGCTTGGCTTTAGCGTCTTGCTGTCATAAGACCAGCGCTCAGCAGAGCTGATTGCATTGTGGCAGGTGGTTGGATTCAGTAGAATCAGGCCACGGTGCATGTGAACATTGGCGTGCGCCAGGGTTTCCGCAATTGGTGGGTTGCGACGTTCTGCAACAACCTGAACACCGGCTGAAGCAAGAATTTCGTGATCACTTTGCGTAGAGGATGTCGAGTCATGCTTGCCGCTTGCATCTGGATAGCAGGTGATCAATCCACTGGAGAGGTGGTGGGGGTATTTCTCACGAAGATGAGCCACCAAGGCAAAGGTGTCTGAAACTTTTGATTCAGCAAAGCAGTGAAGCTGCTGACCGGCTTGACCCGGCCTTACAACTCCGTAAACTGCGTGACACTGGCCTACGTTAAAGTCAGCGCCAAACACAATTCGCTCATTGCGTTCCGGCACAAAAACACCAGTAGTATGCAGCTGTCTGTTGAACTCGTAGAAGACAGTGGCTGACTCAAGGTTGACAAACTCGCCATTAAGATAGGCCTTGATAAGCTGTGGATGATATTTTGTTTTAAGGTCTTCAACAAAACCTGGATCAAGATACGGGTTGTCTTCTGACTTTCCACGATAAAGTCTTTTGTTATCTGCTTTTTGCTCTTCAAAAAATGTGTACATCCAGCCGTAGCCTTCTGGCGTAGATGCAGCTGCAATTTGTGGGCAATTTCCTACGCGAACACGACCCTGAAGCTTGATCATCGCCTTTTCTGCAGTTTCTGGCCTAGTCGTGTCAGTTTCGTCAGTCGCAATACTTGCAGCGTTTACACCAATTAGTCGCTCATAGTTTTCCATTGAGCGCAAAAGAACTGGTGTTTCACCACCGGGAAGCAAAAGCTTAAAGCTTGGCCTGGGAGACGCCTTAAAGGTATGCGGGATGCTGTATCGCTCAAGCATCTCATTCCACTTAGGCAGTGCAACGTCATCAATTAGCGGAATGGTTGGCTCAAGGAACAGATGCGTAAAGCCCTGAGAGCGGAAACATAGAAGCAGCTGCTTTGCAACAAGGCTGTGGGTCTTGCCCGAGTTATGGTGCAGGATTCCATGAGCCTCGTAATGATTCCAGACGGGAACATGCAAATCATAAAAGTCATCGGTTCTGATGTATTCAATCGCTTCAATTGCTGCCCAGCCATGCTGATTTAGGGAGGTGACGACGTTGCATTCCCCGCCCATCGCGCCACTTAGGCCGGCTAAAAACGTTCGCAATGGAGACTTGTAATTTCTGTAATTACGACCATCTCGCACTGCAATGTAATCGCCAATGTCAAGATGCTCAAGCTTCCGCCAACCAGATACTCCAAGAAACTTATGATCTTTCGTTACCAGAACTTCTTGCCCTAATGAAGTCAGAACCCGATAAAGTGGAGCAACTCCTTTCTTGTACGCAGGCGTAGCAACTGCTTCACCGCAAAGCGTCCGAACCTTGATAGGCGTGCTAGTTAGCTCCTTAATTGGCACGCCATTTATCAGCGTTTCACCAGCAACGCAACCATACCCTCCACAAAAGCCGACGTACTTATTTTCAAAGTCTTGGACAAAGTCTCTCTGATATGGCAGTAGATCCTCAAGAATCTTGATCTCGGTGCCGTGAACATCAAAGCTTGAATTTGAGCGCTTTCTTAACTTTGTGAGAATCTCACTGTTATGGAGGAGGCCGAGCGATCGGACGGAGGCCGAGTCCGCGTAGCGATTACCCTTCGTCCTGGCTGGCACCTAAGCTTCCCGCTAGAATGCCTAAACTGTAGCCCTACTTTGTCGCTTCTTTCAATTCCTGCTCAAGGTGTAGCAGCATCGCTCGATCAGCGGCTGACAGCGGTGGTGGCTTGAGCTGTAGCTCCAGAATTCTAGTCTTTAACTGTTTGGCGTACAGTGCATTTAGCTGTTCACGCACATCTTGCGCTTTGGCGTAGCGGTTTTCAATTGCTATTGTCGTGCCCACTAGCGTCACCAGCAGGGCGACGGCGGCAGCGGTGATTTCGAGCTGGCGGGGCATGGCGTCAAGTCGGGGACACTAGGGCGCAGGCACCCAGGCTTCATTGATCTCGGGTGTGCTGGGGTCGTCGGCGCGATAGGTGCCGTCTGGATTGCGGGCGCGAACTCTGGAGTTGAACACCTCCATCACATCTGAC